TTCTGGTTCGAGTTTAATCGCACCTCTTGTTAATCTATCAAATGCATCTCCTAAGTCTCTTCCCAATGTTTGAGCAGCACCTTTTGCTATTTTTGCGAGTCCTGCTAGTTCTTCAGCTCCGAAGCCTCCTGAAATACCCAATGCAGCAGATCTATATGCTTCTTCTAAACTAATGGCATTGCCTGTAACTGCCTTTAAATTTTCTGCCATTATACTCAAAGTTCTACCACTAGAAGTACCTAGATTATCTAAACCTTCTTTTAACTGTTCGAATTTGGCGGCTGTTTTTAATGCATTGAATAATGCGCTTAAGGCAAAAACGTTAGCGGCTACTGTAGCATATGCTCCTACTAAAGAGTTGCCTACTCCGTCAATTGATTGTGCTAGTTTTGAGAAATTTTTTGTGCCGTTTGCAGTTTGAATCATTCCCTGCTTTTGACGATTATAACCTGCGTCCTGTTGTTTATTAAACTTTCTTTGAGACGCTGAAGCTTTGTCTGTGCTTTTTGCTAATTTTTCTGTATTTTTTTGTACTACAGAAATACTCTGACCTTTTTGGACAATCTGAAATTCTACTAATACTTTATTATCTGCCATTATTTGTTTTTCATTCTATCGTACTCAGCTTTCATTCGTTTCTGAGATTTTTCGATAGTCCTGTTGTCTAGCCATAGTATTGTGTCTAATACGAAGTCTATTTGATTATTACTTATATTATAGTGTTTAAGTAAAAATTTAAAATTAGTAAAATCTTTACCTATATAACCTATATCTGGGTATACTTTGTCTCCCATACTATTAAATATACTAATAGTATCTACTACTATATCGGGGAAATCCTCCCAGTCAGGAGGACATTTTTCCCAATTTATTTCTTCTCCAGTTTGCTCACACATCATGAGATACTGGTCTTTTGTCATACCTATTTCTTTATTATTTAGATACGTTTCCAGTCTTTTTTGTACTTTTTGCTGGTTGCTTGCTACGAAAGTTTTCTAAATCAAAGACTACCTCGTTGAGCCAGTTATCAAACTCTGATGAGTTTTCTACAAGTACTTTGGCATTTTCTAAAGAGAAATCCATTTCAGCATTAGGGTCTTGACCCTCTAAATCAACTAAAATTAAATCTTCTAAATATGAAAGTTTTAGACCTTTCCAACCTTTTACAGTAGATTCTGTAAATTCATTTACAAATTTCTCATCGTCTAAAGACTCTTCGAATGCTCTGGTTTTTCTGTTGAACTTGTTTGAAGTACACTTTTTTCTTAAGTTTACTAATTCTTTTCTTGATAAATTTGCAAGTTCTACTTCAAATCCATCTAATCCTGGGAACTCAGCCCATGTTGTTTTACTGTCTACCAGTAATGATTTTAAATCCATTTATTTTCTCCTAATATGTTATAATGGTTCCTAAATTTGCGGGACTATTGACTAAACGAAAGTCAATTGTCTGCGTGTAAGCTTCTGCAATGCTGCTTCTTTTTGTAAACATACAACCTGTAAGATTGGCGTTTAAAAAATTGGAATTATTTACTATTGTTTTAATTCCTACATTTGCTGAAGTATCAAATGATTGAAAAGTAGCAGAATTATTACTTGTTAAATACTGTGTAATATTTCCACTTACTACTCTATCTCCTAATGTATAAGTTGTCGGATACATTGCATTTCCTGCATTAGTAACTGACAAACTATTTTGTAACGTTTCAAAAGGAGTCCAATTGATATTGTTTTGCACTTGTAAAGTTGTAGTAGCAAGATTCGGTACATCTACTGAATCAACTTCTACATCTAAAAGTGATAAGGTGGGAGTTCTAGTTGAACTGGCGCTTACCAGAGAACCTGGAAGCGAATAACTAGCATTTCCCACTCTACTTAGCTTTTTAGCTGCTCCACTTACAGTTAATATAAGTGGTGAGCCTTTCGCTAAATTAAACTCTCCTTGAGTAATTACGCAACCCTCTAATTTGAAGGTGCTTTCTCCAGTTACGATATATAAGTCAAACGATTTTAATAATTGTTCTCCATTACTTGTGTCGTAATCTGTTAGAAGACTTTTTACGATTGATTCATCTTTCTCTTGAGTTAGATGAACTGCAAAACTAAAGTTCGCAGGATTTGCTTTTGTTATAGTTGTTCCCTGAAACATCTTTGTCTGATCGTGCAAAGTCTTTACTTCGTATGCATCTTCCGCGAATGTTTGTGAGAACGACACTTCAGGAGTCGTTTTAATTAAATAACGACTCCCATTGTGTACGATGTGTACACTACTTTCTCGAAGTAGATTGTACGCTGTCATTGTTATACAGTGACGTCTGTAGTATAAGTAGAATCAGAATGACTTGTTAAACCTTTATATTTAACTGTCATTTCGTCTCCTGTTAATAAGTCAGTACCCTGAGCAGCAAATTCAACAGTTGTTGAAATAATGTCCGCTGTTTCAATTGTAGGTATTTGTAAATGAGCTTTTGGTAAGTCAAATTCAACTACTGGAGTAGAAGAAGACCCGCCGCCCATAAATAGACTCATATCAAATGCGTTGTTAACTAAGTCAGTAGCTGCTGTTAAGTCAGATAGTAACGAGTTAGAACCATTTGCTTTAGTATCTAAATACATAGTTAAAGAACCACTAACCTGTCTAGCTCCTGAGAAAGATCCTACTGGAACGTCCACAAGACCTAAAGTTTCTGGTGTTACATAAGTAATATTGTTAGCAATAGTTAGTGAGCCACCTGTGATATTAATATCATAAGTAGTTGTACTATCTGATGCTCCAACTTCTAATACGCCTGAAGCATTTTTTGTATGCGTTAAGCTTAGAGTTGATAGTTTATTTCTTAAATAATCGCCATCACTTGGTGCAGTAGTATCTACGTAGTTATACGCTTCAGTATATGTAGCTGCTGAACTTATTGTTTCAGTTCCATCAGTAACAACTGTTATAGCTTTTGATGGATCTTCCACTGCTGTACTTACTTGGTCAATTGTTGTTGCATTTCCTGACCAAGAGATAGTAGCGATACCATCAATTGAAAAGTCAATTTCTGCCTGGTTTACTTGACACTCATTTAGTCTGTATGTTGTGTTTTCTAATGCAAAGAATATTGAAAGTTTCAATAATTCATGATGGTCTGACCTTGCGAAAGATACATCAGCATCTGTTGCATCACAAGTTACCGCAGTAGCTGAAGTTCCACTTTCTGAACCTCCAGTAATATCTTTACCTGCAATTGCAGCCCAAAGAATATTTTCTACCATATCATGAGTACCACTTGATCTGTGACTGTTTGTACCATGTTTAAAAGGTCTTACATAAGTTTGGAAAGACCATTCTGCTGGTGGTAAAGAGTCATTGAATCTTTTTGAGCCTCTATTTGGAGCAGCACCTGCTTCACTAATTGTTACATCAGTAGCATCACTACCCTGTGAGAAACTATATCCGTCTAACACACCTAATTTGAAGGTATTTGCATCTGTGCCATTACCTTTAAAAAGTCCTGTAGGTAATCTGCTTCCTTGTGCAGTTAGAGCGCTAACTCCATCTACAACTAGTGCAAAAGATGTACCTGTACCTGTTGATGCTGTTTGAGTTGCAGTTTCATTATTTACGAAAGCTGTTCCTCTAAAGTTATTTATAAGTGCTACTGAAGTTACGGCTCCTGAATTAACAGCATTTACTACTACTTTTAATCCTGTTCCACTTCCAGAAGTTGTACCTAAAGTAAGAACATCTCCTACAGCATGTCCTGAACCTCCTGTGAATCCGTCTACACTTAATACTGAACCACCACTTGCGTGGACTCCATTACCAGTTGAAACGAATACCGAGGTATTTCTTGATAGATTTAAAGCCATTTTGCTTATCTCCTATATTTACTTTGGAAAGGGTTTAGCTAGAATTTTCTGCTTTACCTGTTTCCTAATATCGTACAGTGATTATCATTTCTCCAATACCTAGAGGAGCTATAACTCCTTCATCGGTGCCTATAGACTGAATCGTTAAAGATGTTGTCTGTAGGTTTGGTGAAACGGTATCATCGTACACTAGTATGTCATTATCGTCAATTACTCTTTCGAGGTCTTCGAGTAATAGTGACAAAACTTCTTGAGGGTCATTTGCATCTTCTACATAGACCCTGATTGTTACTTCTAAAAATCTCCATTTGTATCCGCCAGGTTGATACTCTCTTTCTTCATCACCTGCTACAACACATACTTTTGGATATTGTTGTATTTCATCTAAAAATATTAATTTAGATGTTACATTATCGGAAACATTCGTATTATATGGATGGTTTCCGTTTAGTAATTTTATTTTTTCTGTAAGAGCATTAGCAATCTTTTTTCTTGCTGT